TTTGGTGAAATCAACAGACAGAGGGCCGAAACGGACAACTGTAAGATTGTTAGGAGTGCGTTTAGGTACGGACATATTTTTGTTTTGTTAATTATTAATAAGAACCAGGGACATTATACACAACATTATTGAGTGTATAAGCAACGTGGGCGGTTCCAACCTGAGAAGCAACGATGATCTCTTGATAAAGAGGGCCGCTACCATTAAGGCTGATTGCACCAGTAATAGAATCACCATTGATCGTAATTGTTGCACCAGCAGGGCCAGAAATCGACCAAGTGATAGCACTTGTAGGAATCGAAATGCTAGTACCAGCAGGGATTGATTCAATGTATGTAGTCAACGGTTGCCCAGACCCTGCGTATAGCAGGGCTGGGGCGTTGAGAACAGCCGATGGAGGGTAATTAGATGGGTTCATCGAATTGTTCGTTTATCCGATTAGATCGGCTGGCTAACCACACTGGAGCAAACGTAGCAATCTGGGGTGTATTGCGGCGTATAGTTCGGGGTGAGGTTGCAAGGAGCAGGGATGATCAAACGGCTTGTGTTGAGCCTGTGAAGGATCGAATGCATAAGCGTTGGATCTTGGAACTGCATACCCATACGGAACTGGTTCCAGAAGAAACCTTGGTCACGCTTGATGTTGCATTCCCAATCTGGATTCTTCCACTCCCAATCACCAGCATAGTTCTGGGTCATTCCTTGAGCCTCACCAAGTCCACTCTGGGAAGGGCTGATCCACTTGATCATTGCCTTGTTTACCCAAGGGTTAGTGATACCAAAGTCTGCATTGGCAAACGCTGGATTCTGGACGTATTTGCAACCAAGCTCCGTGGTAACGGGGTAGTATGGAAGAACACGAACCAGACGAGGCCAAGTCGTAGGATCATTGACGCTGAAAGTTGGAAGAGACGCATTGTACGTCCAATCAACCGACAAGCGAACACCATTGATGTCGTTACAGAAGGCATAGTTACCGATGACACGATCAATACCAAGAGAGTATTGGAGTTGCTTGTCATCAAAGTCACTAACGCTCTCCCACCATCCACCAGACTGCTTGGCATACTGCCAGAGTTGACGAAGGACACGAGCATCAGGGACGATCACCTCAAGGAGAGGGCGACCAGCGGCCTCGCTAACGTCGAGACGATAAGCATCATCCTCACGCTGGAGGTTGATAAGAATATCATCAAGCGTATCAAGCGAGAGAAGACCAATGTTATCAAGCTGTGAGGCAGGGAGCTTAACATAGACATAGCCCATGTTGTAGCTACCCTCGTTCGTGCCTTCAAAAGGCTGAACGATGAACATCTGATCGTCTTCAGCAACACAAGAGACAAGGCTCTGACCATCGCTGATTGGAACCCACTTGTGACCAGCACCACCGATCCAGTTGGAACGTGCGAACTCCTCATGGACGTTCTTGGTGATGTTGACATTGGTTGCCATGATGTGATCCATCTCCTCTTGTGGGAAGAGACGATACATGAAATCGGTAAGCTGATACCAATCGGTACGCATTGCCTTGGTGAAAAGGCTGAAGCTGTAGCTCTCGGTTCCAGGGTGAGCAATCGTCTCAAACTGGAAATCGTCTGCGTTCTGAACGCAACGACCAGACTGAACCTCTTGCCAAGGCTGATCAGGGTTATACCATCCACGACCAAAGCGGAAAGCCTTCATGGTCGGGAGAGTGTTCAAAGGCCAAGTCTCGGTTTCAAGACGACCATAGTAGATGCTGTTAATCGCCATCTTCTTGATGAAGAAGGGATTGTAGTACGTCCTAGCCTCACGGAACAGAGTGTCCACGTCTTGGCAGGATGAGAATGTAATTCCATTCTGTGCCATAATATTTTAAGTTTTGGGTTTGTTTTGTATCCCAAAAGGAATCGCTCCCCTTGGAACACGTTTATTGTGTTTTAGGTTTGCGATCTGGCAACCATCGCTGTTGCTTTAACCACCCCACTATTCTCCAGCTTGGCAATCTGCTTATTATTTAATGTGGGTCGCTATCCCACTCATTGCTTCTACCGAGAACAGTCGGCTAGTTAAACCAACTAATCCAGAGTTTTACTGACAACGAACTATTAGGGGTTTCCTAATAGTCCGTCAACATATTTATTTATCTATTACGAAATTTTGCAAACAAACTAGCAGGAGTACGTTCCTCTGCTTCATTTGCTTTTCCAGAAGATGAAGATCCAATGTTGCCATCAGATGTTCCAGATCCACGCATTTTCTTAATAGTTTCATTAAGTTCAGAAACTTGTCTCTCAAGTGCAAATGTATAAGCCTTTTGCTTTTTATACTTTGCTCCCTGTTGAAGAACTCGTGTAATTGCTTCTGGAGAATAACTGCTATTCTCACGCAATGCGGCTTCAGCAATCATCTCATCTTCAGTTGTATCATCATCAATTTGCTGTGAAGAAATAATCTTTGCTACTTCTTCTGGATACTTAACGGCATCATCCATAGCTTGTTTTGCTGATAGATAAGCATCTTGCCAACGCTTTCCAATTTGAGACTTACTTAGTGTAGCACGACGAGTTTTTTCCTCATCAAGTTGAGCTTTAGTTGACTGCCAATTGATTAAGGCATTATTCCTAGCTTCAATTTTAGCCAAAACATCATAAGCTGTATTCTGGAACTTAGCCTGTTCCATCGGAGAAAGATTCTCGTAGATGGAATTAAGAGTCTGTTTGGATATTTCACTCTGCCTTGATTTCTCATTTGCATCTTGGGTTTGAAGTGACCTCTCATAAGCAGAAACAGCTTTCTCAAACTCCGTAAGAGCAATCTGATCATCACCAACAATCATCTTTACTTGATTGTATCCATTAATAATTGGTGCATCGTAATCAGCTTTAAATCCCTCATCTGCTGGAAGATTCAACAAAGCGTTTGCTTGGCGAAGTCTTTCTAAATCAGTAGTCAATGCCTCTTCACGCTCTTGTTTGTCTTTAAGAGCTTGCTCTAGCTCTTTGCGGATGCTCTCAATTTCTTTCTTGCTTTTACTATCATCAAGATTTGAGCGAAGTTCTTGAATTTCTTTTTCGTACTCTGGAATCTTTTCTACACGAGCCTTTAATTCGGCGGCTTCTTTTGAAAGTTGCTCATTGGTTTGCTTCAAAGACTTGATGTATCCACCTTTCTTCTCATCATCAACAGAAGAGGCTTTAATATCTGGCTCTGGCCTATTCTCTTCAGCATCACGTTTGCTTTGCTTTTCCTCATCAATCTTATCTTGAAATTGAGAAGAGTCCTGGTTCAGTTTCTCTGCAATCTTTTTGAAAAGATCAGACGGATTACCCTTTGGTGCTTCTTTAATATCTGCTTTAAAGAAGTTATCTGCTTGCTTTACAGCGGCATCCCTTGCGGCTTTGTCGGCAATAGATGCGGCGGTTAGATTAGGGTTTTGTGTTGGATCTGCTACAGCGGTTTCAGACATATTTGTGTGGTTGTTTGTGGTTACTTGCGGAGATTAAGTTCTTCTTCTGTCAAAACATCATTCATATCTGGATCAAATTCTAGATCATGCGTTACTGCTTTTGTTGAAGTAAGTTGTTTATTTTCTACCTCATTAAAAGAGTTTTCTTTTGCCTCTTCAGCGTAATCTTGCAATCTACGAAACACAGCAACAACAGTAGCGTGATCATGCTTAACAAGATCCTCGTATATTGCTGTTTTAAGTTCGCTGTATCGTTTGTCGTTAATTACTGCGGCGGCTAGGTTTGATGTATTTATATCAGGCATTTTCTTGTCCTAATTGCTGGTTGCTTTGAATTACTGGTTCTTGAGGTTGCATTGGCATTTCTTGTACCATCATCTCTTGAGGTTGCATCTGCATCTCTTGACTGTTTTCTTTTTGCAGGATTGATGCATCATTTGCGGCTTTGGCTCTACGAATCTGAATCTCGTTAGCGGCCTTTGCCCTCTTGGTCGCAAGATCAGTTGCAGTTCTCTCCATTTGACTTGCCTCACGAAGTTGAGCCTTTGTTGCCAGTGACGCAAGTTTAATGTCTTCCTTCTTCTGAAGTGCATTGGTTTGAATTGCTTCTTTAGCAACCATTGCCTGTAGCTTCATCGTCTCTGGATCTTGCTGACCCTGCTGTTGACCCTGTTGCTCCATCTTAGCTTGAGCCATTTGACCAACTTGGCTACCAAGTTCATCAACTCCACGTTGCAGTTGTTGCATCTGTTGAGCAAATTCTTTAGCCATAGCCTTTTTGGAAGGATCTTTTTCAATGAATTGAAGATGGGCAATTAGATGTGGGCCTTTAAACCTCATTAGACAGGCGTAAATATCACGAAGAAGATTGAATGTTTCATCATCCACGGATGCTTCAGTCTGTTTGCTATTCCTTGCATTAGGATTGTTTCCTGTAGATTGAATAACTTGTTGAGCTTCCTGCATTGAAACCATTGCGTCTTGAATATGACCCTTAAAGTGTTCTACATGGTTTTGATCTGGGTACACCATGAAATTAGCGGTATTACCTCTTGGATCAGTCATGCCAATGTTCTCCATTGAGATAATTCCACGTTCATCTGGAATATCCACCTTGGTTTTCTGGAAGTAACGATTAACATTTTGCCTTCCATTAAGTGCGGCAATTGCATCCGTGATAGCATTCGCTTGACCCTCGTTCATTGGAGTCATTCCAGTTAGTGAAACAGTTTGTTGAGCCGCCATCAGCTTGTAAGAAGGGCTACCAGAACCAGCAAGCATATTACTTTCAAGATTCTCAATGTTTTCCCACTTCCATGCTTCTTTTGGAACACCATTTTCTTCCATGAAGTCCATGAATTGCTCCTTGAGCTTATAGCCATTGCCACCTTTTGTGGTATTACTCATGCGTTTGTAGAGCAATCGCAACCAACGAGTCTGGTTATCGTTAAACCTGCGAATTTGAGTACCTTGGAGTTTGGCAGATTCGGCGGCATCTAGTTCTGCCTCGCCTTTCGTCCTTTGCTTTCCACCCTTTGTGGTCTGACCAATGTTGTATGCACCGATTCCACGATACATATCTGCTTGGTAATACTGCATTCCTGCAAACAACTCATTGAGAGGCACACTAAGGCTTACTTGTGCTGGCTCAACGTCTTGAGGGAGAATCATCCAAGGTTGCCACTCCATTTGTTTGAGCTTCTTGGTGGATTCGGCAGTTCCACCCTTCAGCATCAACCTGGTACTCCAATCCATTGCATCAAATGCACGATTCATGTGAATATCGTAAGCTCGGCATTGAATAAACACGGATTCAGCAAGCCCTTGGATCTCGTGCCAGATTCCACTTCCTGTAGAATCACACATTGGGGCGATAATATCAGCCCAACCATCTCCATCCTTCTCTACCCAATCTTTGCGGTAGTATAGGAATCCAGTTTGGTTACGATACTCTTCTTCTGTAAGGTCTTTGCGTCCATTTTCTTTGTAACCAAGGACAAGGCCACCATAATTCTGAAGAAGAAGCATCTTTGAAATACTTCCGTTGAACTCCATGATATAAAGCTCATAAAGCTCAATGCGAAGAGTATAAAGACGAGAAAGATTCAAGTTTCCACTAGCAACATCACGCAACCATTCGGTGTTTGTGTAAGTATTGCGATAGTTTGTATTGAACATCCTAAGTGCATCCACGCAAGCCCAGAAGTTCCAGCCCATATCGGTAGCATATGCCCTAGCCTTTTCTGGATCTTCTTCTCCTCCTGTAATTTTGAGCCAAAACTCAAGTGGGGTATAAGAACGCTTGATGCAAATCTCTCCTAAGTTTGTAAGATCAGCAAAAGTCTTGTCTGGTATTAGAACATTGGAGTTATGGAAGCTCTTGGTGGGCCACCCATCACGATCTTCTGCAATTTCAAATCCCTTTCCATAAAGAGTCATCTCTTCAACGTCTAGTTCCACGTTGTAGTTGTAGCTGTTCCACGCACGAAGCATTCGGTCAAACCCAATGCTAATAAGATCACTCCAATCTTTCTTTTCCGTAGGGTTTCCTAGCTTTGTAGTGATATTGGCGGCTGTATTTCGCTCCATCACCATGTCAACAAACGAAGATTTTTGGTTATCAACGATAAACTTCATTTGACGGAATGGCACATTGCTCATTCCAGAGAGTTGACGAGAGGCTACTTGGCTATAATCAGTTGGAGGGAATCCCTTGTAGCATTTGTAGATACGTCCCCACTTTCTTTCACGACCAGCGTTATCTAGACGCAAGTTCCAACAAATAGTAAAGGCTGAGTTGGCATCTCTAACCCTGCTAGAAGGGGCAACGCCATTGGAATTAACGTTATTGAATCCCCATGTAGAGACTCCTTCCGCTTCAATTGTTTTTTTAGATTTTGCCATTTTAGCCTAGTGCCTGATTCATTGCTTGTCTGCGTTTTTTGCAAGCAGAGCAACCTTTTGCGGTTTGTTCAAGGTTAGTATTAACCCCAAGACTTGCCGCAACACGATCTCCAAGATTAGCAAATGAATGAATTATATTTGCAACCTTGTCTCCTGCTTCTTGCCAGCAGTATTGACCAGGGAGTCTACCGCAAAGTTGTTGTTCGATCAAGTAAACTAAATTATCTGGAATAGAAACGTTGTTTACTTTCATGTCGCTTTCTACACGATTGGCAAACTGACTTCCAAAAGGTATGTCCATTCCATTAACACGATAGGTATTACCCTTATCGTCGCTATATTGATACCATAGTCCACCTGGTATTGGGCCGTTGCGGTCTTTTAATCTCATAGGTTGCGTCTCTTACTTGCCTTCTTGTAGAAATTTTGTCAATCTTTTTACTAATGAATTACAAGGGATTGAGTTTAGAGCAACCACAGGACACTCCATATGGGCTTCAGTTCTTGGAAGGCTCACCGAAATTTGTTCGTGAACTAGTAGGGTATCGACTTACTCGTGGAGAATTTGGTCGGCGTGAACGCATCAAGATGGGTATTAAAATGGATCAATGCGGATTGATTTCTCCTGCTCAACACATGATTAATGCCTTTCAATTGATTTATGGCAACGATGTATTGCTCCAATCGCAAGGAATACCCAACAATTACGCTTTAGACATCATTGATTTGTTCTGCAATGAGAACGATTGGGGTATTGCAGGGTGTGCATCTAGCGGAAAAACCTTTTCTGTTGCCGCTTGCATCGTTGTTGATTGGCTTTGTGCCCCAGATTACACCTCCACATACGTTGCTTCTACTTCCTTGGATGCATCGGAGGATCGTCTATGGGGTAAGGTATGCACCCTGTACCGAATTGCTATGAGAAACATTCAAGCGGCACATGGAAAGGATGCCTCCATTGGAAATCTTGTGGAATACAGGAGAATGATTGTGTTTGAGTCCATTGATACTCGTGATAGTGAACGAGACTACACAAACGCCATCAAAGCATTGGCTTTCCCCCGTGGTGGAGAAGGAAAGCGTTCAGTTGAGAACACAAGGGGTCGTAAGAACGCTAGGATGCGTCTATTTCTTGACGAGTTGGCTGAAATGGATCTCTACGCTCTGGATACTCGTGTCAACCTTGGAGCCAATCCTGACTTCATCTTTGGAGGAATGGCAAATCCTTCCAATACTGCCAACAATCCCCATACGGAACTCTGCCAACCAGACGATCCTATGGAATGGGACGCTGTAAACCGTTACACAAAAAAATGGAAGACCAGAACAGGGGTAGCATTGCACCTTTCTGGTGAAGATAGTCCAAACTTCCAAGTTCCAGATGCAGAAATCCCACCTTTTGATCGGTTTTTAACCCTAGAAGGCGAGGCCGCTACCCTTAAACGATGCTATGGCAACAAGAATGCCCTAGAATATTGGCGAAATGTTTACGGATGGTGGCCTGATTCATCTGTAGAGCTTACAATCTTCTCAAAGCAGTTCATTCAAGCGTGTGATATTGGTTGGCAACCAGTATGGAGTGACAAAACTCAGGTTGTTTGTGGCTTTGATCCTGCATTTACGGCTGGAGGAGATAGATGTGCGGCATCTTTTTGCCGATTTGGGCCGAATGATGCTGGCAGAAGCCTTGGATACTACCTCGGAACCAGAGAATACAGCAGTTCTGTAGGTGAAGTCTTTGAAGAAAGTATCGCAATCCAAGTTGTTCGTGATTGTTTGGAGTACGGAATCCATCCTAGAAACTTTGGATTGGATATATCTGGTGATGGAGGAAAGATGATGAGGGCAATCATCATCGAATGGAGCAAGTTCCATCCAGAGGCTATGTTCATATTCCCCATATCATCTATGGGTATGCCTACGGATAGGAAGATTTCAAACCTTGATAGAAGGACTTGCAAAGAAGCCTATGATCGTTTGGTTACGGAGTATTGGTTTGCCGTCCATACTGCAATGTCTACCAGATCACTTGTTGGCATTGATCTTGATTCTCACTCGCAAGTCATCAGTGAGTTGTGTTCTAGGTTGTACCAGCACAAGGGAAGGAAGGTTTCCGTTGAGAAAAAATCGGAGATGAAGCAACGCATTAAGAAGTCTCCCGATTTGGCTGATTCCTTGACCTATGCCGTAGAGATGCTCCGCAGGGCTGGACTAGAATTTACTTTTGCTGAAGAAACAGAATCCTTGGACATCCAAGAGATCCGTGATTGGGAACGTCATCTAATCCGTGATCGTGACAAGGATGAAGATGGCATGGATGGTGAAGACATGAGCTATGCAGGAACATCTTTTGACGAAGATGGATTTTAATCCTTGACCCTTGCGGAGATTGTGTGGGATATTCGCCGCATCTGAATGTGACAGCATTCTAGACACAACTTTCCTCACAACAAAAGAAAGGGCCGTCGTACTGCTGTCACAGTCGGCGGCCCTTGTCCGTTATAGCAAGTGAGGATGGGTGTGAATGCGTACCACATGATCCAATATCAAGGCTTTGAAGAACCAAAACTTCTTACCCTTGCGAAATGAAGAGAGGCATCCTGCTTGCAATTCTAATTCCCTTGGATTCGATGGAATTAAAATGGTGAGCAGTAGTTTCTTTTCTTTTCTGACAGGCTTTCCTACTGAGTGGTGGGGGGATCAGGGGGGTGTTTCCTTTACTCTTTGCTTTTCTTTAGCACAAGGGTTGACACTCTGTTCTTTCTAGACATACTCCCCTAAAAATATGGAAACAGTAATCATCTTACTCCATAAGGTCGTAGGTTTCATCTCATACATCAACGGCTATTGTCCTGCTTGCTTCAACGAATTAAACTCTTGCCACTCCAATAGTTGCCATGTATGCAACGTCGGAGGTTGGATTAAACCAAACAACGTCTGGCAGAGATTCAGCAAAACAACCACGCTAAAAAAATGCTAATCAAATCCATCATTCAATTTTTTGCAAATCCATTTCCAAAAGAAGAAGAGTCAATCGATCCAATTATGAATCCCAATCAAGACGCTTTTGATATTTGGTCTAAGGCTGGATCTGCTGGCATCAACAAGTACCTTGCAGGAAGCGAAGAACACAAAACTCAATTCTGGACTGCTGGAGCAGGATGGTATGCAAAAAACTTAAAGGATGAACAACTTGATCTAATCAGCTACTTGCATCATCTTACAGAGCGAATCAAGTTATGCCAACTCCTGGCAAATATGATGAAGGATGAGGAAGTTTCTTTGAAAGATGCGGCAACGCTTCTAAACAACTTGGTATCAGATGCTCCTCCAAAGAAGCTACCCAAGATTTCTAATGACTAAAAAACAACCTGTCGGAGCAGTAATTGTCTCCGATCTCCATTGCGGTTCCTCGGTAGGCTTGTGGCCTGATAACCACATCACTTCCACAGGGAACAAGATTGGTCTTGGAAATAACCTTCACCAACAATGGCTTTGGCAATGCTGGAATGACATCCAGAAAAAAATCAAAGATCACTTCAAAGGCGAACCATTTGCCTTGATTGTCAATGGCGACTGCATTGAAGGAAGGCATCACGGAACAACTGAGATAGTTGTAGCCTTAAACTTTGATCATGCCCTTGCCGCTATCGAATGCCTAAAGCCTCTAGCTAAGATGGCATCTGTTACCTACATGACTGCTGGTACAGAATGCCACGTTGGAGATTGGGAGAAAATGATCTGTAAGGAGATTGGAGGAAAGTGGATGGGAGACAAGGGACTGCTTGAGATGAACGGAACCCTCATGGACATTGCTCACCATATGCCAACAAGTGCTAGGGCATACCTTGAGGCTGGAGCTATGTCTATAACGATGGGTAACGCTCGACAGAACTACTCTCGTGTAGGCCACAGAGTTCCAAAGATATATCTACGAGGCCACAGGCACGTTGGAGGAATCTTCAATGATGGATCAGGAATCTTTATGGTCACTCCTGCTTGGCAACTTTTGACCCGATATGGTCACAAGGTAGTAGGAGATTCTATATGTAGACCAGGATTTGGCATCATTGATTGGCGAGGATGTTCCAAAGGAGAGTTACCAGCAACCAAACTAACCGTATATGAACCGAAAGAAAATAAACCCATCTGAATCTGAGTTACGAAATTCTGCTTTTGATTGGATTAATAAAACAGAAAGCTATTTAGAAGAAAATGTTCCCGAAGGTTGGCTTACTTGCCAGCAAATTTGTCATATGAAAAATATGACTACAGGACAAGCAGAAACATTGATTAGGAGAATGATCAATAATGGAGAATGGAAAAAGAAATCATTTAGAATTAAAATTGGCGGTGCAGGAGTAAAGTCAGTTCTTCACTACACAGGAAAATGAAACAACCATCCGAATACTACTTAGATGTAGCTGTTTGGAAAACAGGTTGTTGGATTGTCTGGCCCGTTAATAAAGAGTCAGCCAAGACTTGGTTCAAAGAAAAGCTAGATGGAGAACATGATTTTGAAAACCTAGACAATCATTCTGATGCTTGTGCTGTTCTAGGAAGCGTACCGATTATATTCCTTACACAATGGAAAAATAATCCAGAATGGATTTCCATTCTAGCCCATGAATGTATTCATGTTGCTACATTTATGCTCAAAAACTGCGGTGTTGAAGAAAAGGAATCCTGCGACGAGGCACTAGCGTACCTGGTCGGCTACCTTGTAGAGAGCTTTCTAAAAGCCCTTACAAAGAAAGTTTAAGCAAAGGTAAGAAGATCGCTTTGATGATGTGCAATAAGTTGAAGGATTGCCTTTCCCTCATCGGTAGCAACATGACCTGTACCTTGGCACTTCCAGCAAGGTTCCCCTTGACCTTCATCGTACCAATCAGTTCCTGTTCCACCGCACTCATCACACGCTTTCTCAAGCATGATCTGTTTGAATAGATTATTCATACGAACCATCCATTGACGGATTTTTTTATTTATGTCAATCCTTTTTTACAAAAGAAATGAAACAAAAAGATTTACTGGATCAAGCCAAGGATCTTGCTAATCTAGGCAAGGACTACGGAAGTATTGTCGGTCAGCTTGAGCCAAACAACAAGCTACTCCTCAAACACTACGTCCTAAACCTCCCAGAAGAACTAGCCAGCAAAACAATCTATGGCAGGGTTGCCTGGGCAAGCAGGGAAAATATCCCTAAAGGCAGAGGCAGACCACGCAAGAATTAACCAGCATATGAAAATAGAAGATATTAAAGAAAACTACCCTGATGCTCTACTAGCAGATGGGTTTGATGAATGTATTGTTGGGGTAACAATCGAAGGTCAGGTTGTTTATGATGTAAATAAGATGATTGAACAGATGATGAGCCAAGACGGCATGGATCAAGACATTGCCCAAGAGTATTTTTACTTTAATTATATCTAATTACCCTTTGGTGTAACGGTAGCACCGCAGATTTTGCCGAATGGTGTAATGGTAGCACCGATCCCTTTGGAGGATCTTGTCTAGGTTCAAGTCCTAGTTCGGCAGTTTTTACCAGCGTATGTTTTAGTTTGGCTATGACAATTAGGGCATAGAAAGCACAAGTTCTTTATTCTATGGTCGTTTGATACTCCATTTTTATGCTCCAAATGAAGCACAAGTTCTTTGTTGCACCAAGACCCATTGTTTCCGCATTCAGAACACACCCAAGGTAAAATTTTAAATTTTAATATATTTTCTTTGATTGCCTTTCTGCTTCGTTGAGAATTTACAACAAGCCAGTCATTTAAAAATTCATCAATTGAAAGATTTCTTGAGAAATGTGTTGATTCATAGCTAGACATCATGTGTGCTTTACTTAACCCAAGATGCTCTATTCTAGCGTTCGCGGTATTAAAATTACCTCCTTTATTTGCTACTCCAAAGAAATCCAGAACATCTTTCATTCTGTTTGATTTAGCAATCAGATGAATAAATTCATTATCTGGCAAAAGCCAGATTTTGCTTGTTCTCCTTCTTTTGATAGTACGATTTACACTCATGTTTCATATACTACGATCCAACAATAAAATGTCAATCAAATCCATGAGGGGTAGCCAGTTTATTCCAGCATAGCAATTTAATCCAAGGTAGCTCAATGGTTGAGCAAGTCCCTGTTAAGGACGAGGCTGTGGGTTCGAGTCCCACCCTTGGAGCCAAAGGTATTCCAACCAACAATCAAAACGATTTATAGGGCATCCTAGCCCCACAGGGATACCTTCTACTTAAGGAAGGTCAGCTTATAAAGCGTCGAGTCAATCAACTCCGCTATCCCATCCACCAAGTTCTGGATCTCGCTCCCTCCACCAAGCACTCCCCTGTTCTCCTCCAGAACCATCTTGACGTACATGACAAAGACCAGAGAATCATTCTGCTCCTCTACCTCTACAGTCTGGTCAGGGTACTCCACAAGCTCTCCATTCCTTCCCTGCCACGCCTCAATCACTCCATCAACCAAGTCTGGCATACCCTTGTAAAACCCCTCCAGAGCCTTATGCTCCGAATAGCTCCTGCTCCTCAGATGCAACACATGAGCAATAGTAGCCGAATTGAGTAAAGTGATAAGTAGTTCTCCTGCTTTCATATCCAAGCAACTTAGCTACCCACCCCACTCCTTGTAAAGAACTTTCTTATACAACCTATTCTACAAGGATCTTTCAATAAGGTAACTTCTGAAATACTGATATTTTTTCAGTGGCTTGAGACGGATATATCACTTTTGGCGGCTGGCATGGTGGGGGGGGGCACCACCCGAAGAGATCCCTTAGTGTGAGCAAAAGGATGCTTGCCAAGGCTAGGCCGTCAGCTTGTGCGTGACTATCTGACTCGCATCATCCGACTAGCTCTGCATCAATCACGCTCGGCTTGTCATCCAACCGAACAGGATTACCAGCCTCCCTAATCTCACTCATGCTCTGCGTCTTACCTAGTGAAACAATAAGCAAGAATGGATTACTCGCTTGGGGCGTACGATCTGCGAAGTTGTCCCCGATCATCTTATTGTCCAGACTCAACGCCTCCAACTTCCCGACCAACTTTCGAACTCTCTTCACTCTACCTTCCGAGTCTACCTCTTCCCGAATCTCCTGGACGAGATCAGCATCGGGCGAGCTTGCGTCTGCTCTCACTGCCCTAGCCAGAAACGCTCTCTTCTCTGAGAAGGTAAGAGCATCTTGATTGAAACTCTTCTCTTTCAACTTGTTCACATAGTTCTTCACTCGTTCTTGTCGAAGCAACTTGCAACCATAGCTTGAAGCATCTTCAACCCTACCCGACAGGATAGAGTAACCAGCTCTTCTAACAGATTCGGCGATACTCAGTCCCTTGGTGACATAATTATCAACGAACTTCTTTTGACGGGTGTTTAATGGCTTGCTCATGTAGTGGAGCTTTTTACCTTGGAGAAGTTACCTTGTCAATCAGAGTTGATTCCATACCTGAACGAGTCTTCAACTAAAAGCCAATCAGATAGTCAGTAGCTTCTGAACTGATTCTACTGAAAGTACCCCAAAATAGTCAAGCATATAGTTAGTTAATACCATATAAAATGTTCTAAAAGAATAAGGGAATGCAATAGGTTTTTAAACGCACGAGAATGCCCTGTATCGAAGTTAGTATGCCTCTGTGGTAGATTCTATGGGTGCATAAAAGAGCTTTTCAGATTGTCAAAGATTCTTTCTATGTTGGCATGGGGTTTGCTATAGAGCATGAAAATATATTGAAAGATTCTTTTGACATGGTTCCTGGTTTTTAGTACCTTCAATACATGACAAAAACATCACAGAAGTTCGAAATTGGAGACGTAGTACAATTCACCGATTCCTTCAGTGAAGGTGATGAGTCTGCATACCTTGTTACAGAATGGAATCTTGACCGAGGGTTCATTGAGCCTCTTACCCCTCTCTTCACTATCAACCCTGTAGAGTTGGTGACTTCTGAAATGATCAGAATCGCCCCAATTCTTGACTAATCACCCCAAACCAAAAACACCATGAACAACGAAAACCCATACGGCACAGATTGGAGCAATATCGACCTTGATAGTCATCAAGTAGAATATGCAATCATTGACCCTTATACCTTTGACGGATTGCTTTTAGAGATAAATTGCAATCTGCCAAAGATCACCAAGGAATCTGTCATGAAACAATTCGAAGATGCCCTACAATCTCGCATTTATTCAGCCCGTGAAGTTATGCGGGACAACTTGGAAAACATAGTCAGGCACGCAAACGAACAGAGAAACAACCAACCCAAACCAAACCAAAGGAGAAAAACAAAATGAGAACATACCCAACCAGCGAAGAATTATTAAGCCGACGAGTTGAAGCAATCAACAAAGTGAACGCATACGCTAAACGCTTGCAGGATCAGATTGTGGAAATTCTTACCCCATACAAAGGGAAAAAGATTGTAAAATCATCTGGTAATTATCCCAAATTGATCAAAAAAATAACAATGCCAGAACAGGAAAAGGGCTTTCGTTATTGGTTCCGAATTTCGGAATATCGTGTTGATGTTGAACTTGACACGACATACATCACAAACGGAGAGCAGGACGAATGTCACTCTGTTTCCTATGTTAAGCAGTCCGTTCATATTTGCACCCTTGCCGATGGAACTGAACTAAAGGAGATGACAGATGGAAAATATACTAATGACCTTCGGGAAGATTTCACCTTTCTTGAAGTATGGAACGCACGAAAACAGATTGCCGAATTGAAAGACCAAATTGGCATACTTGAAGCATCAATCTATCAGTTTAAAAATTCAGACTTCTAAACATGAAAAAGTCTGACCTAATCACCGAATGGAACCGATCAAAGCAAATCCATAAACTGACCATGCTTTCTTTGACCCTGCTGGCAATCCTAGCCTGTTTAATCGCTCGCCTTGCCTATCTCGCCAACATCTAAACAAACCGACCACAATGACCACAGAACAAGCACGCAAACTGATCGAGTTTATGGGAGCAATTGCCTCCCTAATCAAAGAAGTGAAAGAAATTCCTTCGGGACACTTATACGCTCAACTAATGGGGAAAATGTCCCTTGACCAGTATCAAGACATGATTGCAACACTACAGAAGGCAGGCCTAGTTAGCCTTAAAAATGACCTTTTAACCTATATTGGAGAATAAACCAATGAAAACACGCCGAGACTACATGGATGGAAAAGCCACCTTTTCCGAGTATTACGCTCAATTCATCACGCCTTCCTTAATTGAAGCAGTAAAAGGGGAAATCGGGATTGATAAAGTAAAAGCGTCAAAAGATCCACACTTAAACGATATAGCACTTTCAAAGTGGGATAATCTTTTCCAAGATTACAATATAAAGAAAGAGATTGCCTTAAAAATGAAGGAAGCTGGTGATTATCTCTCAATGGCTGGGGCAGTATGCACCGCTAAAGAATGTGCCCGACTCCTTGCCGCTTAAATCGCAAGAACTAGCCCAAAAAGCAACCTTATGAAATACAAGAAATCCGATGCCCTGTTTGCCTTTGAACGTGAGCAAATGCTGAGGGCTCTTGCCTTCCGCTTGCTAATTCTAACCGCTTCTGTGGCGATCCTCGCCGCAGTAATAACCCACCAGATCAACAACTAAAACCAATGAAAGACACCATGAACGCACTACACAAAGCACAAAAAGCCGCCAGCATTTACAACCGAGCAACCAACCCCCGACTTCTCTTGAGCGATCACCAGCACAAGGCACGTCACAAGGTAGCCCGAAAGATCAGAGCATTCCTTAAATCCACCCCCTGCCAGGTGATCGAATGGACGAATGGAACCCTTCACGCAATGCCAAACGCTTAAACCTATGACCACGCAACCGACCACAACTGAACCCCAAGATGCACCCCCAAAAGGGGAAAGTATAGACGATATTCTCGCCCGAATGATCCGAACCAGCGACGAAATAGCGAAGCAAATTGAGCTTATTAAATCATCACTATGAGGAGAAGAAAATGAATACATATAACATCATAATAAGTGCCGCTTTTCTTGGCTACCACCTAACGCAAAGAGAAGCGACCGAAATCCTTCACCTCTTCACAGGCGACAACCTCCCCGACTTCATCCGTAATTATTGTGCCGCATATGAAAGCTAATAACGCCCCCGACCAGTTCCAACTGATCCCAGAAGCAGAAATGCCATTCAACCTATCGGGAGAAATCCTACCAGCGGAACCGCCGCCGCCGCCGCATCAGGAATTAGAAGGAGAACACCCAAGATCCGATTGCCAGACATGGATTGTAGACTTTGCCAACTATTCCAACGAATAACAACAACCTAAAAAACCGCCGCCGCCATGAAACTAAAACCCCCTTGCCGATGGAATGTTGCTAAAAGCCAAATTGGATACGAATGGAAACATCAAAACCTACCAGAAGATCCTATTTACACCCGTTCCTTTTATGAATTAAACGGCACAGATGGATTGATTTTTTTCCTAGAAGATAGATACGGGAAAAAATTCACCAGAAAAGCAACCGAATTACTTTCATTCTAAATATCCCAACCCAAAAAACCGCCGCACCATGAGCAAAACACGACAGCTTGCTTTGAATATCGTTTGCCTAATCCGAAACCCGAAAGCATGGAGATTCTATGCACAAGGAATCACTAGAGCATTGAACCTTTAACTGAAACTACCGCCGCAAAAAATAAGTAAAATATCCTTGCAATAGATACCGCCGCATACAACACTACAATCCAGCAACCACAATATGAAAATTGATTACACTTGCCAAAACGAGGAATGCCAGCATGAGTTCCGTGTAGAATACTATGCGAAAGACGAATGGACAGAAGCAGAAATAACGCCTGGTGAATGCCCAAAATGCAACACCGATGTTGACTTTGAAGAGGTAGAGAACGATGCACTGCCAGATCCCGATTACTACGAGGAGATAGACCGATGAGACTACACGCTAAACCCTGCATTCCCTATATCTGGATCATGCTTGAATCCCTACGGAGCAAAGGCTTAATAGGCTTACCACGTTACAAAAAAACATCATACCCACCAAAAAGAGCTTGATCTATTATAAAACAATAGCAACAATGCTCGACTACCTAACCACTATGACAACCGAAATTACTACACCTACCGCCGCAGAACCTGTAACTGAGACGCAAAAAACAAATTGCTTCCTCGGCCTTTATTTCCCAAAGGAACTGAAAGACAAAGTTGCCGCCGCCGCAAAGAACGAAGATCGCTCCATGAGCAAGTATGCAGTCAGGGTATTTGAAAAGCACTTTGAAGCCGCATGAGTCCACGATTTACCGCCGCATTTATTCTTATTACAATCCTCATTGTTCTAACTATTCTAACCAAATGAAAAAAGGCCTTTACGCAAACATCAACGCAAAGCAAAAACGCATCAAAGCAGGATCGGGAGAGAAGATGCGTAAAGTAGGATCTAAGGGAGCACCAACCGCAAAGGACTTCCGAGATTCAGCCAAAACCGCAAAGAAGAAATAAGATGACTGAGGCATGGACACGCAAGGAAGGCAAGAATCCCAAGGGAGGATTGAATGCCAAAGGACGAGCATCGTACAACAAGGCAACAGGAGGAAACCTAAAAGCCCCTGCTCCCTCTCCTAAAACCGCCGCAGATTCCGCAAGAAAGAAATCCTTTTGTGCCAGGATGAAAGGCATGAAGGCAAAGCTAACCAGTGCCAAGACCGCAAAAGATCCCAATAGTCGCATCAACAAGAGTTTAAGAGCTTGGAAATGTAACTAACCAATTTCCTTCAGCCTGTAACTGAAGGAGCAACCAAAAAAACAATGACCATCGCACAACTAAATAAAGTAGCACAAGAAATCGCCAATCTCCTTGGTGATTTAGACGAAGCCGCACTAATCAAGGTACTTGATTTTGTAAGGACAGCATCCGAACCCTCCGCAGAGTAATGCTTACGGAATTAATGAATCACATCCGTAGCAAGATGCAAACTAAGGCACGACCAAACACTACGGTGATTGAAACTCGCAAGCTCACTCCAGCAAAGCGAACCAAGATCAAGTCAGAGGCTACAACGCCAGTAACAAAGGGACGCAAGCCACGTTCCAAAACCAAAAAGTAACGATGAAAAAGAAATCCCCAATGATGAAGAAGGCAACGCCAGCTTCTAAGGCAACCAAAGTCAAGCCCCCTGCTTCAATGATGAACAAGGGTATGGCAAAAAAGAAGTAACTATAAACTAGAACTCCCTAGCCACATGACAAGGCTAGGGAGTTATTAGCAGTAATTAGCAACCACGCATTATTGACCGCACATGAACAATACAAACACGTTGGCAATTAGTCAACCCTCTCCTCAGATAGCTATTGGAGACATTGAAAAGATGGCACTAGCAGTTGCCAAGTCAGGATTATTTGGAATCAAAACTCCAGAAGCCGCAATGAGTCTCATGCTCATCAGCATTGCAGAAGGTCGCCACCCTGCACTTGCCGCTAGGGATTACGACATCATCCAAGGCAGACCAGCAAAGAAGAGTGAAGCTATGCTCCGAGACTTCTTGCAGTCTGGAGGGTCAGTAGAGTGGCATGAGCTAACTGATGACATTGCAGACGCTACCTTCAGCCACCCACAGGGAGGCAAGGTTCGCATCACTTGGGATATGGAACGTGCAAAGACAGCAGGACTTGCTGGAAGGGATATGTTCCGAAAGTTTCCAAGGCAGATGCTACGGAGCAGAGTTGTGAGTGAAGGAATCCGCACGACTTGCCCGATGGCGACGAGTGGTATGTATGTACCCGAAGAGGTACAGGAGTTTGAGAGTAAAACCATTCGCATTGAGAAGCCTGTAATTAAGCAGGAAGAACAAGCAGACGTAATCAACTTGGAAGTTACAGAAAACGAGCCACAGGAGGCATTAGAGGCTCCAAAACAGCTTCCTAGCACCCCATTGAGTATGCTCAGTAGCATAATGTGGAGTGATTCAGTTCCAGATGCTCATGTTATTCACTTTCTGATTGCAAAGAAGGTTCCCAATGTCACCAAGGCCACACTCCTAAAGGAGATTGATGAGAAGGTAATTGAACGTCTCATTGCCAAGTGGGATGACGTAAAGGCATTCAAACCAATCCTGTAACATGACTGACGAACGCAAAGGCAAACCATCAGCAAGCGGCATGAGCCGATTGACTGATTGTGCTGGATCTTGGAATCTGGAGTCTACACTTCCAGAACAGGAGGCCAACCAGTATATGCAACTAGGTACGGATGTTCACGCCACCCTAGCTGGAACTAAGGAGTTTAATGAGCTAACTGAAGAAGGACAAGAGATCGCCACCCGATGCTTGTCTGACTTTTCTACTCTCATTGCTCAACTAGACCTTGGAGAACGAACCAATGAAGTTCTAGAACAACGCTTCTGGTACAACGATGCCTACTCTGGAGCAATCGACCGCATTGACTTCTTTGGAGATGTTGCTGTTGTCACCGATTACAAGACAGGCAGAACCGCACAGGGTAAGGCTAGTGAGAATCAGCAGTTGAAGGCTTATGCTGTCCTGGTGAAATATCACTATCCAGAGTTAAAGACCATTTTTGTTGCCGTAATCCAACCCCTTGCAGGAGGCACAACCATTGCAGAATACAACGAGGAGGAATTAGAAGCCGCAACCACAGAGATTCTTGGAATCGTATCTGCTTCATTAGATCCAGATGCACCTAGAACTCCCTCTGTAACCGCTTGCAAATGGTGCAGGGCTAAGAGCATTTGCCCTGATGCATATGGTCAAGCTACCGCCGCAAAAACCCATCTCCAAGTCTTATCGGGAGTAGCTATCGCAACCCTATCCAACGATGAGCTTTCATCAATAGATTCCAAAGCAGACATTGTGGAAGACTTCATTGATGAGATCCGTAAGGAGATCAAGAAACGCCTCATGGAAGGTCAGCAAATTACTGGACGCAAGCTAGGAAAAGGTCGTACAACTAGGAGTGTTTCAACCGATTCAGCCGCCGTTATATCTACGCTTTCTGGTATTCTGTCACCTTCTGATGTTATGGCTTGTGCAAAAATTAGCGTCACGAGTTTGGAGAAAGCAGTTGGAAAGGCTAAAGGACTCAAAGGAAGAGAGGCCAAAGAAACACTTGATGCCGCACTTGGTTGGCTTATCGAAACCAAGGAAGGCGAACCAATCCTCATGCGTGAATGATCAGCCGCATCCAGATGCCCATGCCTTGTGGATTAAATTTGCAGGAAGGGAATGGATCGTCATGCATCACATAGGCCACTTCCAAGCTATTCCAGCAGACAGCAGAAACGTAAAACCATTAGATGTTAAGAAACTTTTCCGTTACCTCGTTAATGAGGGATTCATAAACGATGACGGAAACCCACCAAACCAACACCCAGTAAACGTATGATAACCGCAAAGATTGATGTAAAAAAGATAGACAAAGAAGAGCTATACCAAGGCGAAAAGGGAACCTACCTGGATATTGTTCTGTATGCTAATACCGACGAGACAGGAACAGAAGTTCCAGACCAGTATGGCAACGATGGAGTAATCAAGCAGGGACTTTCCAAGGCTTCTCGTGAGGCCAAGAAGAAGCAACCCATCCTTGGCAACTACAAGGTTAAGGATCAGAACTCCTTTGCCGCAAAAGTAAAGCCAGCACCAGCATTCAAAAAGCCACAGCAAGAAGCACCCATTTGGGATGGTGCAGACGAAGAGATTCCATTCTAAACCCAAAACTAACAACAACCAACCACGCATATGACCCCAAAAGCTAAACCTACACAGGCAGAGAAGATAGGCCAATTAGAAGCAGGACTTGATTTCCAGAACAGGGAATCAAAACACATCCTAGAGATGGTAAGAAAGCATCATGTAGAGCTTCAAGAGCAAACCGAAACCATTAGTGAACTCACTGAAATTATGAGGATTTACGCAATCGTTCTATTAGCCGCAGTTGGACTAACCCTTTACTTTGTATTGCGATGATGCCCTATTGCTCTTGTGCTGAAATTAAAGATAGCTTTGGCAAAGACGTAGCATCTGTTCCTGTATGGCATGATTGTGAGTATATCGCAAAGAGGAACAAACTGATCCCCGAAGCATGGAAGAAGGCTTTGGGTATGATAAATGAAAACGGAGAACTAAATGAGGATAGATTAACTTATGTGTTCTCTACATTAATGGATGAAGCCGCAAAGAAGGAAAAACTTTTATGAAATATAGCGAATCAGCAAAAGCCTACGTCAACGGAGTAAACGTTCGATTCTTGGGAGTTGACAATAAGATACCAACCCTTGATGAGCGAGTGATGGCGGCATTCGATGCTGGAGCAAGATCAGTAACTAGATCCTTCTCCAACCTTGATTGCTTATCTGATGAGAAAGGAAAAATCAACTTCCCAAAATGGAATGAGTGATCAATTTGATTTCGACTTTACTCCTATAGTTCAAGAGCAGGATCGTTGCTCTTTAAGCGATAGATTTGAGAGGTTTCATTTAAACAATCCTCATGTTTACAAGAATCTCGTTCAGCTTGCGAGGCAGTTCCGAGATATGCGGCCTGATGCCATTATAGGTATTCAGATGCTCTTTGAGGTATTGCGATGGAACTACTGGATTAATGTAGATAGCGATGAGCAGTTTAAGTTTCCAAACGCATTTGCCGCTGGATACTCAAGATTGATTATGAAGAATGAATCTGATTTAGAGGGAATCTTCAAGCTATGCAAATCAACCTTTGACGAGGAATAGAATGAACAATCATCATTGCTTAAACGCTTCAGTCCCACAGCATCTGTACGGATATGTAGCATCAGACATACTTCATGGGTTAGATGGACGCACAGACTTAGAGGCTTGCGTTATAATTGGAGTTACTTCTTTGCCTAGTAGAGCATTGCACTTCAGCATTTTGTGCGAAAGTGGTGCTCAGTGGGCCAGGATTCCATTACATAAATTGTACCACGAACTACCTAAAATTTCTGCACATCCCATAACAAGTTTACAAATGTGGGATAGTCATGGATGGGATTTTTCTGTAGTTAGGTATGAGTATCTCAGAGAAATGAGTTGCCATTATCTTGACAGGGATGGCAATAGAATTAATGCAACCTACTGGTACACATTGGATCATACAGACAATGGATATTCCCAGTATCCAAGTGAACACAAATGTTATCATATGTTATTATTAGATGATGGAAGTGGACAAATTGCGGCTCAACCTAACAACAGAATTGTTTGGCACGATGATTCGTTTGTTAAACAGGGATCTATTCCTCAGTACCGAGTGATGCCACCTACAACCTGGCATGCCGAGATTGGCAGGAACGCACAAGAAACCGCATTTACCAAAGACTAATTTATGACCACCGACACACCTCGCACGGATGCCGCTTCCTGCAAATGGACGAGAGAGTATTTCACTGAATACTACGATAGCGGCGACGAAGAGGAGAGATTTGAGTTCGCTACCGAGTGCGGGGATTACGCCGCATTCAATGGGTGTTTCAGACCAGAATTCGTGACCAAGTGCAAATTCTGCCAGAAGCCTATTGAAGAAATTGACCCAGAAAACCCAGAAGACAAATGACCACAACCGACACCCCGCGAACCGATGCCATGTATGAGACTCACACATCGGAGTATCAACGCAGGCTTTTAAGCGAGGATCTTGAACGAAAGCTACATGACGCTGAAATAAGAATCCAAGCAGAGGTATCTAGAATTGAGATGCTTAATCGCAAACTCGCAGCATCAAATGCCAAGGTCGAGAGGCTGGCTGGGAGAGTTAAAGAACTGGAGAGTGTATTGCGACAAGTTATCAACACGCCAGTTATAGACCCGGCAAAGCTGATTGATCTCTCTATGGGTCAACTATGGGACTCTATTGCTGATGCCAAAAACACCCTCAACCCCACCAACAAATGACATCCGACACACCACGCACCGATGCTGAATGGGCATCAACTTGGCAAACCGAGCGCAGACTGCATGAATTGTGCCTGCAATTAGAACGCGAACTCGCAATCTCACTTGAGAACCAACTCAAGACACAGGCCGAGGTCGAGCGGCTGAAGGGATTCCTGCATCGTAGCCTACAATTATCTGAGGGCTTTCGCGTAGCCCTTAGTGGAGTCACGGGCGGCGAGGTGACTTGCACACATCGCGAAAAGCTTATGCGCGAAATCTCCACCCTCTATCCCAAAACCACAACCAACAAATGAAAACAAACGATCATGTTACCGATCATGCTACCGATCATGCTACCGATCATGGCTGTGATGTCTCTCTAATCGAACAGCTCAAATCCATTCCGCTTGAATCAAGAGAGTGGATAAAAAATGAAGCAGGTTTAGGACTTAGAAACATGCCCTACGGAAGGTATTGTCAAAAAGCGGCGGAGTCACTCCAGAAAGCAAAGGCCGAGGTCGAGAGGCTTACAGGCAGAATGCAAGAAGCCGAAGACCTCATTGAAGGGCTTCACGAGGGATGGAAGAAGGCAAGGAAAGCCCATTTAGCAACCTGTAAAAACGCTCAAGCTGAAATTGATAAACTGCACACAGAAAACGTCTGTCTCCAAGAACTCATCCAAGAGTTTTACGAGTGGACGAGGCGAGACTTTCCAACCGAGCAGGAAGTCCGAGAGATCATGGACAGATACCACAACCTATTAAACAAATGACCACCGACACACCGCGAAATGCCTGCCCTCATTGCGGGGCTGAAAGTTACGTATCCGAAGATGCGTTCCACGATGCAGACGGCAACCCTCAATGGAGAAATATTACACGGTATGAGTGCGGTTCCACCTCAGGAAACCAAGCTCAGATATGTTTTGAGCGAGAGTATCGCAAGAAAGCAGAGGCCGAGGTCGATGATCTTCTCTTTATTCGCAAGACACTCGCTGAAAACCTTGAAAAGTCTCAGGCCGAGGTCGAGCGGCTTACAGGCAGAATGAAAGAAGCCGAAGACCTCATTGAAGGGCTTCACGAGGGATGGAAGAAGGCGAGGAAATCCCACCTTTTAACCTGCAAAAACGCTCAGGCAGAAATTGATAAACTCCACACCAAAAATGTCTGCCTCCAAGAACTTATCCAAGAGTTCTACGAGTGGACGAAGAGAGACTACCCAACCGAGCAGGAAGTCAGAGAAATTATGAACCGATACCACGACCTACTAAACAAATGAACACCGACACACCACGCACTATGACACCAGCACAAATCAACAGACGCATCTCTGAAACGTGCGGATGCGATGTCGATTGGACAGCTCCTTGCATCTATGCGTTAGAGGCAGAGGTCGCAGACCTTAAACAAGCATTGGAAATAGCGAACCGATCCGCAGACGACCAGATGTTTCAGAAGCGAGAAGCCGAGGCCGAGGTCGAGAAACTATGCCGAGAACTAGCAGAAGCAAGATCCTTGATTATCGAATCAAAAAAGATGCACGACTATATAAGAAAGCTACTCAGTTTTGTTTATATGGAACTGCCAGCACACGAGAACACCAAGAAATTCGTACACCAATACTTCAATGAGATTCAAAGCTAAAGCCAATACCGCAAGGAGAGTTGCTGGTCAGATGAACAAGACCGAGCAAGCCTATGCCGCACTCTTAGAGCAACGCAAACAAGCAGGAGAGATCCACCACTACCAGTTTGAGGCTATGGCGTTGAAACTTGCGAAGTTGACCACATACACTCCTGACTTTTTCGTGATACTTGCTAGTGGAGAGATCGAATACCATGAAGTAAAGGGGCATTGGATGGGTAATGGTCGTGTAAAAATAAAGGTTGCGGCTGAAAACCACCCTTGGTTTCGGTTCGTTGCTGTCCAATACAAAAAGAAAGAATGGTCATACGAGGAGTTTTAACATGAATAAAATACAAGAAGCAGACATTTGCCCCTGTTGCAATCGTCCATACGACTTACAGGATTCCCCTGTAAGCACCAAGAAGGCATCCAGCAAAGACTTTGAAGAGTTCTGGTTAGCCTACCCAAAGAAGACAGCTAAACCTTATTGCAGGGATATATGGATGCGTAAGAAGCTGTCCATTGAGGATGTTCTACCAGCACTAAAGAAGTCTATTGCTTCACTAGATTGGCAGAAGGATGGAGGGAAGTTTATCCCTAACCCTAGCACTTGGCTAAACCAAGGACGCTACGAGGATGAAGGCATGGACTTTAAGGCTCTAAAGACCACAAAGCCTACGATCACCTCTCGCCTTGGAGTAAATGAGCAGGAGGCATTTGAGTGGCGTTGTTGGGTATACCCAGAGTCAATGCTAGTCAATCCAACTTGGAATACATTCCCCTTCTCTAATTGGCCTAAGTCCATTCAGCAGGAGTATCTAAACAGCATTACAAACAAAAAAAGTGAATGAGCTACACCTATTTGCAGGAGCAGGAGGGGGGATCTTGGGAGGAATGCTCCTCGGACACACCACAGTTTGTGCTGTGGAAATTGAACCATATTGCAGAAAAGTTCTCCTGCAACGTCAACGAGACAACATCCTCCCAAAGTTCCCAATCTGGGATGACGTTACCACCTTTGACGGAACACCCTGGAGAGGAAAAGTTGATATCGTTTGCGGAGGATTCCCATGCCCCGATTTCTCAAATGCCAACCAAAGCAAAACAAGAATGTCTGGAATTGATGGAGAACGAGGTGGATTGTGGACTGAAATGTTTAGGATTGTTTGCGAAATTCGACCAAGAATCGTATTCGTGGAAAATGTGCCAAACCTTCTTAAACTTGGGCTTGGAATCGTCTTGGGAGACTTGGCCTCAATCGGGTATAATGCGAAATGGTGCGTGTTGGGAAGCAAGGATTGTGGAGGAGTTCATAAGCGTAACAGATTATGGATTCTCGCTGTTAACGCCGATAGCATCGGACTACAAAAGAAACAATCTGTCTTTTCCAATGTGGGAAAGAAGAATCAAAACAAAGAAAAGCCCTGGGACACTTCCAGAGCAATTAGCTTGGATGGGGTTAAAGGGTATGTTGAATCCCACATTAGCGGAAAAGATGATAAGATTCCCTATAGCATGGACAGATTTAAAGCCGTTGGTAACGCTCAAGATCCAAGAGTGGCGGCAACTTCATTCCGAATTCTTTCAGAACTACTAACCAAATAACCACGCATATGAGCATAGAAATAGACACAAACAAATTCAAAGAATATCCAGAGATTCAAAAGTTATTGCATGGAATAATGCATGATAACAAGCGTCTTGCAAAACGAGTTGGTTATCTTGAGGGAGTATTAAGTGAAATAATTATGTTTAATGCTTTAGGAAAGACACTAAAAATTAATGAGGCTATTCATGCCGCAATCGACATTACAGAATGAGTGAAGACATTAAACACTTTGTAGAGGCGTTTCTTATTGAGCAAGCAAGGCCAGAGCAAACCATCCAAGAGAAGCTGGATCGTTCTAACAATGAACGTGATCGGGCAATAGCAATCTGCGATGCGATAATGAATTGGGAAAACCCTGCTGATGCCAGAAAGACATCCAAGGATTTATCGCAACTAAAGAAGGACATAGCCCAATGACTGATATATCTAAATGCAATTACGATCTTTGTCCTTCCAGCAATAAATGTTGGAGGTACTTGTCGCCAGCAGATCCACACTGGCAAGCCTACGCAGCATTTAATCCAGACGGAAAAGAGAAGTGCGAATACTTCATGGATGCAACCGAACATCTAAAACATAAGAAAAATGAAATCCTGCATTGACCACATATTAAAAGAGATTGGACTAGAGACTCCTGATCTTGCTCCGCTTAATAAGCGTGAGGCATTTGAAATGGGTTTAATCAAAGGACAAGAAAAGCCTAAGAAATGCGAGGGATGCGGCAAGTCTGCTTTCACTTCTGCTTCCAAATGCGACTCTGCTATCAAGCATAGGCTACAGCAGGGTTTCGGGGGTACTGGTATGCTACGAGCCTACGAATGCGACATCATTAAAGGCAATTGGCATATGTCATCTGTAAACAATAAGAAAAAACTATGAACCTATTACAATCCGCAATCTTTGCTGGCGTAACAGCAACACAACCTATTGTGCCTAATACTTACTACGTTGCTAATTTAAGCGAAACAGATGGATCTAAATGTGGTGAATACATAAGCATTACCCCAATGCCTGTTTATAACAACGTACAACTTCCTGTATCATATAACGTTACACAGCCAACCATTTCATTAGATGTCACAGAAGAGTAAGCAACCTAAAACCAAAGCAGGATTGTCTAAATACCGCTACGGAGTTACAGCAAAGTATCCTAAAGGCCAAGCATATGACCCCTCCCAATGCGGATGGGTTGTGCATCAAGCAAAATCGGATATGAGTTGGCAATGCAGTAGAAAGAACGGCTATGGGATGCATGGACTTTGGTGTAGTAATCATGCTACAAGTGTTTAAATATGAACCAATACAGAGTAACTCGTGTTAACGAGAAAATGATTTGCCTTACGGATGATCAGAACCTTGTTCCAGAAGCAATCAAGTATGGAACAATTTGCTTGGAGCATTCCATTGCCAATCTTCCAGAAGTAGTATCCCTTAAAGCTGGAGATGTAGTTATTGATGTTGGAGGATTCATTGGAGATACAGCACTTATCTTTGCAAAGAACGGAGCAAAGGTTATTGCCTTTGAGCCACAGGAGGATGCCTATTTCTGCATGGAGTATAATACCAAGGACTATCCCAAGATAGTTGTAGAAAACTCTGCTGTTGGAAACGGAGCATCTGTTTCCACGAATCAAGATCCCTTGAATGGCAACCCTGGAACTAGGACAGTTAAGGCAGACATAGTAGGAAAACCTTCTGTTCGACTTGATGACTACTTTGCTACATACAAGTCTATTGATCTAATCAAGATTGATTGCGAGGGATACGAGCCTCCAGTAATCGTTGGTGCAAAGGAGATTATAAAGAAGCACAAGCCTGTAATCCTTTGTGAAGTGTATCCAGAAATGCTTCAAAGAGCAGGATATTCTAAAGCAGACATTTATAATCCCTTGGTAGAGCTAGGGTATAAGATCGTTACCTCAATTGGAGAAGAGGATTCTGTGCGTTGGGATATTACCGCTACGTTTTCAGCTTTGTGAAATCTGGACGTTTGAATTTTCCCTCGTAGTTTAGGGTTTCTATTTCCAGCAACGGCATCCTGCGTTCCTGCAACCATTGCCTTGCTAATAAGCAGTTCCTTAGATTACTAGGGTCACGATTAATATTCTGTGGGTCTTCCCATCCAGAGGGATGCCTCTCATGGTAGATCGCATTCTCTATCTCCCTACCTCCTGCCAACTTAAATAGCTCTCGCATAATCCTATCCCATGAATGCCTACCAAGGATCATATCAGGGAATAGCTCATGGTTTTTTCTCCACCACCCTATGCTCATGGCGAAGAAATCACACCCTGCATACTTGTGTCCTTTGGCTATGTCATCATCTGGAATGGTAGCATCTAGTCTGTCAAAATCATTACGATAGGCATATGCAGGGAGGATTCCCCTTATCCTTTGTGTCACGTTTGTAGCCACACAAGTATCGGTATTTGTAAGGAGTAAAACATCTGTATCAGCCCTGCCAACACAGGCTAAACGCAACATCTCTTTAATCATTGGGATACGTTTCGTTTCATCTGGAACCATTTCGGATGCTGTTCTTACAAAGCAGTTATCATCCATGCCACAATCAACCCACCCGATACCCTCCCAAGATTTTGCGGCTATTGCATTACGTCTCTTCTCGTCTCCTGTAGCCCAAGGGGTACGTTGATATACATGGATGATATTCTTATACTCCGCTTTTACAGGAGGTTTTCTGATTAGATCAAGTATCCTAGTAAGATCCCTTGGAAAATTCCTGTAGCGTGTATAGGAAGCGTAGAATGGTCTCCAAGCTGTTCCATGCCAGAGGCTGGGAGAATCTGTTGCAATCGCATGAATAGGCTTTTCTGTGGCATATGAGAGGTGCAATGGGCCGCTATCGGTCAAGATCATTGCCGCAGTATTCGGATGATCCATTATTCCTAGTAAATCAAAGAACTTTTCGGCCTTTACCTTACTCAGATCAATCACATGAAATTCTGGCACAGAGTGATTTAACACCTCCCAAAGCAAATCGTTGTAAGGAAATGGTGAAGAATTTCCTCCAGAACTAACCACGATCCAAGGCTTCAGAGTCGGGATATACTTGTATAGCCTCTTCTCTCTTTTCTTATCACGCTTATCAAATACCAACTTTGGTTGTTTAGGCCACAATTCTAGATTGCCAGCAAGCCTCCACGCATCTTGTTGAAAACTATCGCATATAATCTTTGGAGCATGAGCATCACCATAGACCTGACTGACTACAACATCTGGTATGCCGACAACTTGACTTGCAACTACTTCCGATCCTATCCCTTTGGCGAACTTCAATGCTCCTGTAATATCCTCAAACTTACCTTGGTATACTATAGGCTCTACATACGAAACACCCTCTAGAATGTCTGCATAATCCCTAGATATGATCAGCCTTGGCTTTTGCCCTGTCTCATCATACTCGTTTTTGAGAACAGGGAGAAACGCACAGACATCTCCATATCTACCTAAATTAAGATGCGTTCTTGCCATTCGCCCTTACAAATTCGGAATGGAAATGACTTACCAAGTTTGCGGCATGAACTGCCAATGTACGCACGCGAACATCTCCACCCTTTTCAGCCAACATTTCTGGACTTAACTCTCCAGAAGAAGCAAGCCCTGTTAGAATAGCACACCATGCCGCAGACTTGTCCAATCCTGATACAAGATCAGCTTTGGGTATCATCGGAATAGGTCTTGCTAAACTTGGTTCTTGGTTGCTCTGTGGCAGGAGGGAGGACTTTGAGTTCAAAGCCTTCTTCCTTCGTTGGTACTTCCGCTTCTGCTTCAGTGGTTTCTGTGGTTGCTGTGTCGTTTCCATTGTTTTCTAGTGGTGGAAGTTGTCCGTGTTGTTGTGCATAACGGAAAGTTTCGACCATGAAATAGTTCCTTTGCTCAAGTAAAGCTAGAACAACGGCCTGGTAGAATGACACTTCTGGCATCTTCTTCTCTTCACCTTGCTGGCGAATCTGCTTGAGAACTGGATCTTCCTCAAATGAAGATTTAAGGGATGGCGGTAGAATATATCGTTTCATAATTGTGGTTGCTAAAGTGAAGATGAACTATGCGGAATTACCGAATAGTTGGCAAGGGCTTATTTTGCGTAGAATGGCTTGCTTTTTTTAGATTGGGAACTTTTCTGGTAAAACGGCTTTGAAGACTTGGAACTTGCTTTCGATTTAAGCGACTTCTCGTACTCTTCAATATCGGCAGGAGTTTCAAGCCTTGTTCCCAAGAATGCGGCAGAACTAGCCTTAACAGCGGCAGGAAGCACTTCCTTCTGAGTTGCCGCTTCAGAGATCGGGATTGGAGCAAATTGCTCTTGAATAAGCTCACGCCAAGTAAGTTTCCTACGTCCACGATCTGGTTGTTCCTTTGACCAAGGAACAGTATTACCGACATAATCCTTGCCAGTTGACGCAACGATAATATCCCTGGTAATTGGGCTAAATCCACTCCTCAAGTAAGTATAGATTGCATCCTTCATGGCTTGCTCCCTCCCACCCTTTGCCTTCTGCCATCTGGATAGCTCACCAAATACGGCATTATACTCTTGTGCAACCAATCTGATTATTCTGGTAAATGCTCCAATAGTTGCTAGATCGTAACCAAATCCCTTATACGCAAGCCAATCACGCTTCTTTGGATCAAGGAAGTTAATGCTTTGGTTGCTTCCTGTAATGGATAGCAATGCTTGGTTTGCAAGCAATGTGCCTGTCATAACGCCTAAGAACTTGGCTTTGTTCTTTGCCTCATAGATGGCACTCGACCTTTCTTCTGGAGTTACTTTAAGGAATGGATTCGCCATTTTCCCAAAAGTACCAAGCATACGGATGGGATCTTGGATCAGCCACTTGAAACGACTTGCAATAAGTTTAGGAGCAAAGAAAAGGATTTTGGTTATAGGGCTTTGAAGTATTCCAGCAGAACTCCTACCTCCCTTGGTGAATCCTGTAGCGTTGTTGATTGCGTTGGCATACATCTCTGCCATCTCTGGAGTCCTTTGGGTAACACTCAACTGCTCCCATGCCTGATCAAACATATCTTGACGCAAGTGGAATAGAGCATCAAATCCACGACCTCCGCTAATTGTATCCAATGCTTTGGCAAGAACAGAGTCACTCCTAGCTGGAGTTGCCCCCTCTCTTCTAATCTCTCTAGGATCATTCTCAAGCCCACCCTTTCGTGCAACGATCCAGCTTGGGCGATTAATTAAATCTTTGTTATCTACAATGTTTTGAACACGACCATTCTTTCCAGTAAAGCTATAAGACAAACCCTTGAGCCATGCCTTTAATGCTAGTTTTGGATTAGTGTAAAGTGTTTGTGGGGCGTGAGTTCCAATGAATGCAGTTCC